GTTATGCTGATGAAAAGTCCAGTGCGAGCCTTTCCGAAGGTTGGACGGCTGCACTCCCAAATCCACTGGATAGGCCAGCCATAAGGCTCAGACCCCTGCGAACAGAACGCGGGGGTCGTTTTCATGTATGCTGCCGACGGGCTGCGATTGACCCCGAAGCATTACGGGTGGTTTGCCTCGAAAACTAAATCATCGCAGCCAGCCCAGGCGGGAGTATCCCAAGGGCTAGACCCCGCTTTTATCGGCGGGGTTTTCTATTCAACCCGCCAGTTCCCTATGCCTCGGGCTGACTTGAATCGAATGCGGGCTTCTTCCGCCGGATCGGAGAAGGGATCAGGAGGCCGCCCACGCCCGCGATCAGGGCTGTGACCACCTCAGGGGCGCCCAGAGCCTCAGCGATGCCCTGAGAGGCTCCCAGAGCGTCCTGGAGGCCCTGAGACTGCTGATCGGCAATCTGGTCCAGAGCGTCAGCCTCCGCCCGAGCCAGGGCCGCTGCCTTCCTCATCTCGGTCGTCGAGGCTGCCCCATCGCTGAGACTTCCGAATCCCTGAAGACTCGAACATCCGCTCAAGATCACCAACGCGGCGATCAAGAGACTCAACCGCACGAGAAACACGCCCAATTTGCTTTCCTGCATTGTGGATCTCCTTGCCAGCCCAAAGAATGGCACTGGCGATGATAAGTCCTGAAGCCTCAATCAATATCTGCATCATCTGCGTCCGCCTCGTCTTCGATCTCTCCGCACAATTCGTTGAACGCCTCTTCCGAGAGCGCGGCGCACGCCAGGCTGTTCCCGTACACCCCGAGAAACGTCTTCGAGTGGTTCCTTCGAGTAATCGAGTAGGCAATCACAACCGCATCTGCACCGCTCGACTCGATCACTGCCGCGACGAGATCCCTCATCGGTTTGCTCATATTTCTGTTCATCCCACATCCTTGAACTTCGATCTGTGGAATGCTTCGCCTCTCCCACACGGCATCGGTTCGTGATAGGGGTAGCCGTCGATCACGACTCCCGCAGAAAGCATCGGTTTCGATACGAGGTTTCGACCGTACTGCATACCAACGTGCTGAATATCCACGCCCGACCCGCAGTCCATCCCGAACACGCGGAGGCTCTTGGAACCGCCGCATGCCCAGTGAACGCCAGCCGCCGAGTGGACATGGCCGCACACGACGGAGTTCATGCTCTTTTTTGCAGCGTTCAGTGCGGGGGTCATGCCACCGAACCCCGTGCCGTGGATGTACTGAACCTTGTCAATGAAGACATCCCGAACCCACTTCCACTTAGGGGTACCCCAAACATCCGCGAAATTGCGAATGAACCGGGGGGGGATCGACACCGAGGAACTCAGCCGATAGACCCGTTCGTCGTGGTTGCCAATGCAAACCGAGGCCGGGCTGAAAGCAGAATGCCATCTCTTGATTCGCTCGAAGCAGATGTCCGCCTCCCCTCCCGCCCCTAGGGCGTCGGGGTGCTTCTCGTGGAACGAAATGGCGTGCATGTCGAGGATGTCACCGATGAAGACCGTGCGTTCGGTGTCCCACTTCTCAGCGAGGTGTTGGCAGAAAGCCAGATACCCAGGGTGGGTAGCCGGTTCGTGAACGTCGCCGATGACAAGTACGCGGGTCATACGCTCGTGATGTTCTTCCATGTCACGGTTGGGGCGGTGTATTGCAACGTGGCGTAGTCGAGTAGGAGTTCTCCCGCGTGGCTCTCGCCGTTGTTGTAGACGGTGAGTGACATAAAAGGCGAGCCGCTCCCGGTGGTCATGTCCGCCGTGTACACCTGCGTCCCATTGTAAAAACACTTGACCACCCATTTCGATGAGGCCGAAACGTACTCATAATGCAAGCCGAGACGGATGAAAGTGTCATCCGCTGCGGTCACCTGGGTATCGGTGAACGTCGGTGATCCATTCGTTCCCGCATTGTCGTATACGTACCCTCTAAGATAGGTTTCGTCGGCTTGCCCGGTGATTCCGACCTTTGCAGTGTCTCCGTACAGGGGTCCGCTTTCGGTAGTCGTCGGGGTCGCTGCGTTGTCGCTTCGCCACGCGCTCAGCCAGAATAACGTGTCCGTTCCTCCGACATTGATATCGTATTTCAGTCGAAACTCGACCATGCACTCATCACCGTCGCTCGGAGTATTGTCGAGGAATTGCGGCATCGTGAAAATTGATCGATTGAACGATCCCGTCCCGTTATTACCACGGATGAACCCACGGAGATCGTTACCGGTGTTCTCCATCGTGTCGGAGCGCGCCCACGAATACCAGTAGCCGCCAGATCCCGAAGTCGTACCGAAACGCGCGCCGGTGCCTGCGTTGTTGTCCTGAGCGTCTCCCATCGATCCACCAATGAACTCATCAAAGATCCGGATGTAGGTCGTTGACTCTGGATCCCACTTCCAATCGGTTGAGCCGCCTCCACCCGAGCCGCTCGCCGCTGCGGTTAGTCGCCCTTGAGCGTCCACCGTGATATCCGCAGCCGTGTACGCTCCTGGCGTCACGGTTGTGTCCGCGATCTTCGCAGCCGTTACTGCATCATCGGCAATCTTCGCGGTAGTCACACCATCGGCTGCAATCTTCGCAGTCGTGATTGCCCCATCAGCAATCTTCCCGTGTTGGATTGTGAGATCAGCAATCTTCCCGTTTGTGACCGCCCCGTCAGCGATCTTTGCAGTTGTGACTGCATCGTCAGCGATCTTCGCAGCGGTTACGCCAGCGTCATCGAGCGACACCACTGGCGTCGTGGTCCCGCTCGCCACCGAGATCGGAGTCGTTCCGGTCACACTCGTCACCGTGCCAGACCCGCCCCCGCCACCAGACAAAGGCGAGCAGTACGTCACATCGGTACTACTCAGCGTGACCCCGATGGTCTGCGAGCCATTGCTCTCGACCACCTGAATCGAAGCCTCGACCGGGGTATTCGAGTCCACCTGAAGGGTGGCGTCCCAGATCGAGTTATTGGTAGCGACCACCTGCGGGATGGAGAACGTGGCCGTGCCGCTGGAGGCGGTCTCCGACTCCGTGATGCTCAGACCGTCCACCTGAAAAGTGACCGTGGGCGTGCCGCCTGGGTCTGGCGTCAGCGTGACGTTCATCGTCGTTGTGCCGCTGTTCGACAACAAGATTCTGGTTGGATTGCAACTCACGTTTTACCCCCGAATGGAACTGCCTTGTTTAGTTTATCACGCCTTCCGGCACACCCGCAATCTTTCCCCGCCACCTTCTCAACCACCTTCTTGATGCCTGTTTTCTCGGCGACCTTCTCCACAAGATCCCCAAGGCCCCGCATGGGAGGGGGGGGTGTTGGCTTGTTCAGGCCCATCAGCAAGTCCCCGAATCTACTGGCGTGATGCTGTTGACCGTTACTACCGTCTTCAATTTGACGCCTGTCTCATCTTTTGCATTGGGGAACGCCCCAAGTTGTCCAGAAACACAAGGCGAGCAAGACGTGGGACCAGAACCCCAGGTTGCTTCGTAGTCGAATTCCCAGATGTGATCTACCCATGTATTGGCAAGGTTAAATTTGTACTTAGGGCAAATTCCATCACCGCTTGGGGGAGGTGGCGGAATGTAAAATAACGATGTACCTGGAGTCAACACATCACACTGATTATGTTCTGTGTTCTGGTCCATACAGATCACGTCTGGGTCATAAGGACCGACTGTTCCCGGAGAAGAGCCAGGGCCGATAGTGTAGAAGTCTGTACTGCTAAATATGGTTCCCGAACTGCTGTTTGTCCCGCCTATAAAAAGACCTTCGGCAACCCCCGCAAGAGTCCAATGCAAGTTGGTTTGGTTGTCTTGGAAAGAAGGAAGAGAAGTCTGCATTTGCGATTTCAAACTACTCCAAGTAGTTGGTAATGCACTATCTACGGCAGCCACGGCTTGCTCTGCGCCTAATTCTGGGTCGCAAGTGTTAACACTTCCTCCCTCGTACGCTTTGCGGGCTGAGGGGTAAAACTCGAACGTGGTACTCGGTGCGGGGTAGGTTTGATTGATGTCCTGAGACCCTACGGTGCAGTCTGGAGTTGTGCCGGACAATCGGTTAACCAACTCATGAAACGCATACGAATTGTTCCCTCCGTTTAACATCGAGACATCAACCACCGGAAGTGCTACTTGTAGATCAATCAAACACCTATCGTCGCACCCTGCGGTTTTTATACCAGTGCAACAGTTCGCGCTTCCACCGTGATTCTCTGGAAGGTTCCTAAGTTTTATGACGCTGAGTATGTCGTTGGGTGGGATAGTTCCAGACGGGTGATTGTAAGAAAAATCAGCGTTAACCAACAACTTGTTTTGCCTGGCAAAAGAAGACCCGTAACAGTTACCTGACCCACAAGGGAAAGCATTCACTGTCTTTGTTTCTGAAGTCCAAGTGCCTCTGACTTTCGGCCCTTTGCCTAAAAGCGTTGGGTTGTCTAACCATTCTGGATCACAATCAGGACTTTGTACCCAAGATCCTAAGTTGTAAAGGCTTGTGTACGTTCCAGATGGTGGCGTCATGTACACCTTGAAACGACACTCGTATTGAATGACTACTTCAAGAGGACTATCGTGTTTAGCGATCATTCCGTCTCTTGGACTGCAAGTAACAATATCAGGGCAACAGTTTTCAATCTCTATGTCTGTAGTGCGGTCCAGTTTGATTTCATGATGCACCGTAATATCAAATGCAACTAGGTCTTCGTCGCAAGTCCAATCGTCGCCAGTGCAGCAGACTGGCGGGCAACATTTGCGAATCATCCCGCTCATTCTGGGCAAGTTCCATTGAACTGGGTGGGCCATGTGAACAAGGCTATCGTCTCAAATCCGTTGACATCTGTGCTTCCGCCAGGAGCCATCCACACCATGACTACTGCGCCTAACGGTACGGGTTCAAGTGCAAAACCTTCCGGTAGACTGGGTATAGATATACCCATTGCAAACAGGTTTGTATTTCCCATCTCAAACGTATTGATGGCTTTCATTTCTTGATTGCTGTATACATCCCCAGTGACATCAGATGTGATGTAGTTTGTCAGATCCCAGACCAATGGGGCGACAACGTACTTCCACATGTTTTGGCCTAGTGTTTCTGGCGGATCGTCACCGATGACTGCGGTGATCTCTGTTGAAGATATCACCTTGCAAGGAACAGGCCCAACGAACTTTCCTCGTGAGAATGGGATCATGGTGTAGGGATTGTTGCCGCCGATGTGAAGAAGTCCCAAACGTCTTCGGGGAAGTCGGTTGTTGACCAACTAAACCCCTCGACGATCGGAGTGACCCAGAGAACGTATTTCGCGTGCCATGTGACCAGATTGGGCGGAACGGGCAGCGGGTCGTCCGTGCAAGCCGGGGCTAGTTCTGGAACAACGCCAGCCGTTGACCAGGGCATCTGATCGAAGTGATACCACTCATCGTCTACCAGCGTGATGTTGACTCGCCTGAATTCCATGTCCAACGGTGTGACATCGACATTGGTGACAATAAGTCTTCCCGCGTCGTATCCGAAAAGGGCGGTGCTGTTCCTTTTGTTGAGATGCTGGCTCGGGTTCTTACCCCACGCGGTCCACATCGCTCCGGTTGTTCGGGTGGTCGAGTTGTAATTGATGTAATACGGTTCGCGGATCACGAACGAAAGCGTGATGGCCGTTTGCTCTACCGGCATCGTCAGGGGTTCGCCGTTGATGTCGATCTTGTCCCCTTCGATATCGTCCGCCCCGCAGGTGATCCAGGTGTTATTAAATCTTCCGGCGGTTCCGTTCCAAGTCATTTCCGGAAGCATCAACTCGCCAACGTCAGCACCTGCTACGTCATAAGGAACCATCTTCCCGATTCGATAAGCCCGGACGGAACGGGCCTGAGAAGTAATCGAGACGGCGGAGTGGTTTCGGCCTGGGTAGTCTTCGGCTTGATTGATGTTCCGAACCACCAGCGAAAGCACAATCGACACCCGCCAGATGTTGTTCGAGCCGCCATCTATTGCGCCTCGATAAGACTGCACGACGTAAGGGATAAGCGTCCCCTCCGCTGCGGTCTGGTCTGCGGGCCTTCCCAACTCGAAACGATCGTAAGCCCCAACACCGTCAGGTGGCATCCCTATGGGCCTGCCAACTGTCAACGCCCAACCGATCGTTTCCAGATCGTCGATAACCAGTTGCAGGCTTGCCGGAGTCGATGCCCCGCAATAGTCCACCGCCAACTCGATGGTTCTTGAGGACGGCTGGAACATACCGCCGTAGTCGAGGTTATTGGAATTCTTGGTAACGACAACCGTGGGCATCAATAACCTCCAAAGTTTTGCGTTGCTCTAATCCCCGCGCGTATGTAAGGCCCGATCGGGAACAAGACTGCTTCTAAAGTTCCGGCCAAACCCCGACCGCCGTACATTTGCGAGGCTACTTCTCCGAATTCAGAACCAGCCACCATCGCGGCTCTCGAAGCATCGTTAAGAAACTCAACCTGCCCGGTTCTGATCGCACTTCGCTGAACAGCCTCTTCCGTCCGTGCAAGAGCCGCACGAGACTTTGAATACGATGGGTCTTGCGCCGCTTTTACTTGCCCAAGCAATTTCGCTATTTCTGCCTCAATTATTTTCGAGCCTTCTGGGCCAAGAAGTCTGAACTGGTCAATCCCTTTTCGGGTTTCTTGTGCGATTGAAACCGCCTTGCCAAACAACATAGAAACCGCACTAATCGAAACGCCAAGAATCCCAAGCGATATCGCCATTGATCGTTTCGCTTCCATCTGGGTCAGTTTCCCTCTTTCTTCCCGATAGGTCCGACCCGAACTAGCCGCTTGAATTCTTGATTGGGTCATCATTTCCAGGTTGCCCGATCGTGCGCCGACCGTTGCTCCCCGTGCAGCCATAGCGGCGTTTTCCATCGCGTCGGCAACGACTTTCTTCTGCTCTTTGATGGCTGAAGAACTGAAATCAAGCAGTTTTGTCTTTGCGGCCTTCAGGGACTTGGTAAGCCCCTTCGTGTTTCCGCCGATGTTGACAAAGAGGTTGCCTACGTTTGCCATCTGAATGCCGCCTTTACCGCTCCCGCGATTTCTTCGGTAGTTTGCTCGCCTGCTTCCCGGCGAAAATACTCAGCCCAGTCTAGTAGTTCCCTCGAACTCATACCTTCCCGAACCTGCCGAGCCATCACGCCAATCTGAGATGCGACCCGATGGATCAGCATGTCGATCGGCTCTAGCCTTTTCCCTCGGTGTCCCACCCGTTCAGTGTTGCAATGAGTCCGAAAATCTCAGTGACAACCTGAGCAGGCCACTGTGCCACTTCGGCTTGGGTCTTGTCTGGCACAAGCGAAGCCGCAACCGCTGCGGACATTGCTTCGTCCATGTTTACCAAGACATCAGCCTCCAGTTCCCTGATGGTGATCTCCTGGCCCCTGACCATGTGCGTTTCTCTTTTGGGTTCAAACATCAGTGTCGCACCCGGAAGGTGACTTCGCCTTCCATGATCCCATCAAGTTCGGTCGAGAAGTTCCAAGACACCGCGTCAACTAATGCGGTGTAGGTTTGACTGTCTGTTTTTAGATACGTTCTATCAGTAGAACAAGCATCCGACGTGTTCATCTTAATTGTTAACGCGCCACTTGCGCAGATGACCAACGCTTCCCGAAGGTCTACCCCTTGGTCAGTGAGGACTGGAGGAGTAGCACCATCATCGCCCACTTCATACTTAACCGAAAGGGTCATCTCTTCGGGACTGGCAAGTCCCGCAAGTACCTGGCGTCTAGACGACGCCGCAGTTGTGATGTCAATCTCTGGACGGTCGCCGCCACTGTGACTAAACCCGGTGATTGCAAACGTCACTGTTTTTTCGACTGGTGTGGCCGCTGCATTTGTGAAGACGTAAATGCCGACAAGTTTGTTGCCTAGTAGGAAACTCATGTTGAGAAAAACTCCAAAGAAGTCGTGTGGATGTAAATGCCCTGACGTTCCCCGTCATAGGCCGGTTCGTAGTCGCGTCCCACCGAGGTCACACGCATCGGACACGCTTCTGCTCTTGCTGCTACGACGATCAACTGTCCAATCGTCTCCGCTTCCTCAAGGGTTCGAGAAAGCACCATTGCGTTGTACCGCACCAGCCTGGGGCTGGTAACGGAGGGGATCGGGTTCAAGAAATCGTCACCCTCGAACGTGTAGATCACGGCGGGAAATCCTGCCGCGTGATTACGAACGAACGGAGAAACCGGGGCCTGTTGTGACGCCGGATCTCCGGTGGTAACAGACGCAACCAGGAAATCGTGTGTCGTGCTTGGGATGCTCATACTTGAGTCTTCTTTCGGAAATCAATGAGTCCCATCTTTGTCCCATGCGTGGCGTTTTCTACCGCAAGTTCAATCCCCTTTTCAAGCACCCGAAGAGCCTTGATCCGGTTGTTTCTAAAGGCCGTTCGCCTGATTTCGTGGGCGAAGTTCTTATGACCGGTTCGGAAATGCCTTGCGCCGTCTTCGATCAGGTGGGACAACGTGGACGGATTCCCTCTGCCGTCTGCCGTTCGTTTTATCATCGAACGAAACCAGAAATCCGTTTTTCGTTGCTTCTTAGAGTCAAACCGAAGGCTGCTTTTCTTCGATGCCCAATTTCGCCACCGGGGCCGAGCAATGTAAATCTTCCGAGTTACACGGGTCAACATGTTGCCGTAGATGTGCGTATCGCTACTTCCCTTTCCGCGACTTCCTCGCGTATATTCGCGGGCGTAGCCTTTTCGGGAGGCATCGTCGATAACTTCGGCGGAACGCTTGGCCGCAAGTTTTGCGTACTTCTTGCTCAAGCCGCCGGTGTCAATCAGGGCTTGCAAGTCACGCTGAAGTTTTGCGTCATCTATGGATGTGAAAATCATAGATCCACCTCGAAAGCGTAGATCACCAGTTCGTGGTTGACTTCGCGGACATCCTCGATCCGCTCGATTGCCATCTCCCGACCCTTGTAGGTCAGACGGCATCCGTAGTTGATGCCCGAGTCGTACCGCATCTTTATCTGGAAGAACCGGCGCCCTTCCATCTGCTGCATACCCTGGTCATCAAGTTTTCCCTTGATGCTTCGCACTTCACCCCACCGAGTGATGACGGTATCCGTGCCGCCAATGTAGTCAGCCTGCCCCAATGTTCCAGAGGCAGGCGTGCTGCAAGTCACCGTGATTCGATGTCGTGCGCGACCACTATTCACATCAAGCCATCCCGGAAGTTCTCAAGCAGCGATCGGTAGCCGGTCGGCAACTTGCTGAGGTTGATGTTCTGCTCCACATGGGAGCGGTTTTCGTAGAACGACGCAGCCAGTCCAAAGATGCAGAGTTTCAAGTCAGGGTGGATCTCCGGCGTCGTGACCGTGTAGACCCATCGAACCAAGACGTTGACTTCTAGGCTCGACTGTGGGCGGATGAACGCATACCACCACCCGATTGCCGGGTAGAGGAAGAACCGCGAAGTGATGTCCGTGGTTGCGTCGGTATTCGGATTGATCTGCGTAAGCGTGCCGATACTGTCGGGGTTAGCGATTTCGGCGCGGAAGTGCGGGCGGTAGTACCCGCATTCCTGGGTGATGGTGGCAGACCGGGTTAGGCGGCCAGTCCATCGTTCGACTGCGGAGACAGCCGTGTCCAGACTTCTTTGAGCAGCGGGATCATCGTCTGTGATTTCCAGACGGATGTGATCCTTGAACTCAGAGAGTTGGAACGGATGCGCCGAGACGTTTGTGAGCGTATGCGACATGCAAATCCCCTACTCCCCCTCCCCGAAGGGAGGGAGAGTGGAAGAGAAAGATACAGATCAGGCAGTCCAGACGATCTGTCCTGCGGCGTACGGACGCAGCCATCGACCGTCGGAACGCATACGGGTGAGGTAGCGAACTTCGCCCGCTGCGCTATCCGTATATGGGTCGAGCAATTGATTAAATCCCGACCTATCGAAAATCCCAAAATCTTCGGTGTGAACGAGTACCGCAGCAACATTGCCTGTAGTAGCGACCGGAAGGTTGTTACTAACTGACACCGGAAGACCAAGGATGGTTCCGACGGAGTTGTCGTTGGCAACCGTCGAAGTCAGCAATGGCTGGTACAGGGGACGACCGTTGGTATCAACAATCTGGGAGATTGCTGCAAAGGTTTCCTGGCCCATGATCCACTTGAGTCCGCCCCAATACTGAGCGGGGATCTTCTCGTAGCGAAGCGTGGTGATTGCCTCGGTGAGAGCAGTAGCAGGTGCTGCTGTCGCATCGTTAGCAATATCCGTGATGCTCAGGTTCACACTGGCGATTCCGGCGTGAGGAGCATCGGCGGCTGTGGTTGTGCTTGAACCACCTGCGGCGATGTAGGCTGTGGCCCATGCTGCTGGAGTAAGGAACACTGGCTCAGGACCGAATTCTCCACCGGCTCCGGTGGCGTAGAAAGCATCCCACTGGAGGCCATGCTCTTCGGCGTGCTGGAGGAGCATTTCTGCAACAGCGTTCCCACGCGCATCCCGAAGAAATTCCTCGGTGACGTTCGAGCGGGCTGCGGTCTTGAAATTTCGCACCCGCACACGCTCGAAGGAACCAATCTTGGACGCATACGCCCCTGATTCGTCAATGAATGCGTTAGGAGTAATGACTCCAGCAGCATCAGAAGACATCTCAATTCGAGCGTTCACACGCTGGAGTTCGATGTCATTGCTGTACGTTCGCACAACAAAGTTCTGGCGAAGAACGGCCAGGCGAGGCAACTTGCGAATCATCTGGCCGAGCAAGTCAACTGGAATACTTGCACCAGTGATTGGGTTGGCGGCATCACCTGCGGCAAACGTCGAAGCCGATCCATCAGAACCACCACCAAGTGGGTTTGCCCGATAGTTGGGATCGCCGCCGGTGATGCGGATTTCTGTTCCGTTCATCTCGAATCGGTAGCGTCGGTCTTCGCGAGGGGCTGCTGATGGCGATGCCGAAAAGCCAAAAGATGGCTTCTTGACCAGTGCGGAAACCTTTTCGCGTGCATCGCTTGCACGGATCTGGGTGTCGATCTCGGCCAGGCGTGCTTCGCCCGATTCGAGAAGTTCAATCGACTCGATATCGTCGATACTGTCGTTGCGGAGCAAGATGTCATTCATCTTGCCCGCGAGATCGTCCCGCTGCTCGCGGAGACTCCGTGCGTCGTCCATTGGAGGACTCCTAAGTAATACGGGACTTCGCAGAGCCGTAGGCTCCCGCAGTCACCAGAGAAACTTCGACGAGCCTTGCACTCCGAACCGTTCGGATTGATGGCGCTCCCCGATTGTGCTTCCAGGTGTCGCCACCTTCGGAAACAATGAAACCCACAGAAACAGACCCGTCGAAATCACCTCTCTCAAGTGCTTCGATTACGTCTTTTCTACACTCCGGAAGATCGCAGGCAAACCCAAGACCTTCCTCTCTCTCGTCAAATCTCAACGTCCCCGCGCCCGTTCTTCCAAGGGGTACAGAATTTGGTTCGTGTTGAATGAACATCGAAACCGAATCGTCAATCTGCATGGCTCTCGGTTCCATGCGTTCGCGGTACGGTCGAGGTCTGTCGCGGAGTACAACGCTAAGGCTGTTGTACGGAACTGCGATTCCCTCAATCGTCCGATTCGTCATCGTTCCCGCCGGAAGTATCCGGCGTTCGATCTTCGTCATTTGCTTGTTCCTGGTTCTGCTCCACTGGGAGCATGTTGGGACCGATGAGAACCTCGTCGCCACCTTCGAGGGGTGTGTACCCCATCATGGTGCGTGCTTCGTTGCGGGTCATAATGCCCGACTGGATTGCGACCTGAATTGCGTTGACCTGTTCACTGAACGTGCCGCGAACCAGCGGAGCCGTATCAAACCAGACCCGGAAGCGTCTGTTCGACTCACGACCCGGCAGCAACTTGAAACCGAGTTCGGTTTGGATGCTCGCAAGATAAGCCCCCAGGCAGGTATCGACGTATGCCCGTGACATCTCGCTAGTCTGTTCTTGCGTTGAGTTTTCGAGGTTGTAGAGGTACTGCGGAGGTACGCCGTACATCTGTGCAACTTGGTTGATCGTGAATCTTCTTGCAGCGATCCAGTCCTGATCGGTAAGGGACTGCCCGACTTGTTTCACATCGGACTCGTTCTGCACGACGATGGGCCGAAGCATTCCCTCGACGCTGCCATGCGCGTGTAGGAACGCATCCTGCATCGCTCGGATTGCATCGCCGCCGACTGTTTCCTTCGTGGTGATTGCAATCTTGCCAAGACCAGGCATCCGGAACGCTTGCGCTCCAGCCATTTCCTGCTGCGAACCAAGTTCAATCGCACGACGAGCGACAACAATGGGGCTTTCACCCCAGAGCAGTCTTTGGTGCGCGGGCATTCTCCAGTGGAGAACATCTCGCGGGTCGAGGTCGCCGTACTCGCCTGATCGGTAGTACCAGCCACCCTTCTCGGCGTCTGGCAGGATTTGAATGTCCCAGGGTCTGACTGGGATGAGTTCGTCAACTTCACCAGCAACCCGTGACACGAGGGAGAAGGAGTTACCCCACACCATCATGTTCGTGACCATCCATCGTCGCCACTCGAACGAAGTAAAGAACTTGTTCGTGTGTTGGTTCAGGATGTCATCGAGGTCGGGGTACTCTTCGCATTCTTCCCACCGACCGTCGGCGTACTCTTGGATCTGAATGGGGAGCCGGGCGACATCGCCAGCGACCACCGACACCGCACGCTGTACCGGGCAGAGTCCGAGTCCGACAAACGGATCAGCCGTGACATCTGCCGCCGAAGTCGGGCGTTCCCAGTTCCACCAAGTATCGGGCAGGATGTGGCCACTGCCGCCAAACTTGGTATTGCGGAACCGCCTACGGACTTCGGTAACTAGGTTTTTCAGCAAGCGATATCCCCAGGATCAAAGTAAGCACCGGGCCTTTCGGCGCCTTCCTTGATTAGTACCCCGCATAGCATAACAGATGCAACAATGGGGTCAATAATCCCCATACTTTTCAACTTTGATGGTCGGCGATCCCCGTTGATGTTCTTTTCGAGTTGAACATTGGCGAGGGCGTATTCGACGATATCGTCCTTCTCGAATGCAATCGAGCGGTGTCTAAGCAGGGATTCAAGCAAATAGGTCGATGGACCCATGCTCATAATCGTCTGTGGTAGCGCCCACATGGGCAAATCGTTCTCAGGGTTGTAAGAATCGTCGATATTGCCCCATGTCTGTATTTCGGTCGCCATACCGCCGAATGCGTCGAATCCGACCCGTTTCAGGTTTCCCCACGCTTTCAACTCCTCTAATTTCTCCTTTACGGACTCGTATTGGATGGTGTGGGGGCAGATTGTGACGTTTTCGTGGTGGTCCCAGTTGTCGACGAACCGCTGATAATCACGTTTTACGGACTTCACATGTTGGTCTTTCACGACCCAGTGGTGCCATTTCATGTTCACTTTTCCGTTTGCCCACCAGCCGTAGCACATCGAGGTCAGGTCAAACGTCTTCGAGAAGTCCAATCCGCAGTAGATCGGGGTTTCCGGCGGTGGACGCTCGATTTCCTCATTTGCCGT